ATGAACGTCACGATCTACACCCGCGAAAGCGGCACTCGCAAATACAAACCAGCCTCGCCCCGAGCGGCCTATTCCCCCGATACAACTTTCTGCCTGCGCTACACCCAGGACGGCAAGCGCAAGTGGGAGCAGCTGGACGCAAAGACCTACAGGGAAGCGCAGAAAGAGTCGCTCAAGAAGCAGGTGGAGCTAATCACCGAGTCCTGCAAGCGGAAGCCGGACATCGGCACGAAGATTTCCCGCAACCTCAATCTGCCCGCGCCACGCCCTAAGCCTGAGCCGAAGCTCGTCCTCAAACCGGGCGAGTTGATGCTGGACGCTGCCATCGACAAATACATTGAGAACGTTGCCTCGAAGTCCCCTAAGACTTCTGGTGGCTACCGCTACACCCTCCAGCAGTTCTATGCCTCGAGCGGCAACTCTCTCCTTGCAAACGTCACTACCCAGCACCTCTATGACTTCGTTGGATACCTTCGGCGGGAAGGCCTCGGCGACCGCACCATCCATAATCGGGTGGGCGAGGTCGTCACGTTCCTGCGACACTTCGGAATAAAGGAAGTGACGATGCGTGTGAAGTTCGTGGAGCAGAAGGTTCGTGCCTATCGCCCCGACGAACTCAAGGCTCTGTTCAAAGTGGCCGACCCGGAAGAGTGGATTCTGTTTCAGTTCTTCCTCTGCACTGGAGCACGCGAACAGGAAGTCATGTATGCGGAGTGGAATGACATAGACTTCGTGGACGGCCTGTTCACCGTGAAAGCGAAGGAGCACTGGAAGCCCAAGGACTATGAGGAGCGCGAGATTCCCCTTCCCGACTTCCTCGTCGCCGCATTAAAGAAGAGGATGCTGGCAACGAAAGGCAGCCTGATCTTCCCGCAGGCTGAGGGCAAAGCCGACGGCCACATGCTTCGGAAACTGAAGTACCTGGCGAAGCGGGCCGGATTGCACGGGGAGTTCAAGCTCCACAAATTCCGCAAAACCTACGCCACCCTCCAGCACCGCGACGGCGTAGACGCCCGGACTATCCAGAAGAGGCTCGGCCATTCCGCGCTGGAGACGACCTTGGCCTATCTGGAAGGTGAGGAAGCCCGCTCCGTCCGTAGCAGGGAACAGGTGAATGGCACGTTCGGAGTATTTGCGTGAAGAGGTCGGGGATTTCTCCCCGACCCTTTCTCTTTTAACTTACCATTTTCTTTTCCAGCTCCCGCACGCTAGAATTTCGTTACCGTCAACATCTGGCGTCGAGGGACACGTGCGTGAAACGTCGTAGGGCAGCTGTACGCCCCAAAGCTGCCAAGAAGAGTGAACGCAAGCCCAAGGCGCAGAAACCTCGCGTGGCCTACCGAACTGGCCGGGGAGCTATGTATTGCTGCTCCGCTGAGGACTTCCTCCAGTCTCCCATTGCGAAGCGTTACAAGGGGAAGATACAATTACTCTTCACTTCTCCCCCGTTCCCGCTGAACCGTAAGAAGAAGTATGGGAACCTCCTGGGCACAAAGTACGTCAAGTGGCTCGCGAAATTCGCTCCATTGTTTGCGAGCCTGTTGACCAAGTCTGGCTCAATCGTGCTGGAAATGGGAAACGCTTGGGAAGCGGGCAAGCCTGTGATGTCTACGCTGGCAGTTGAGGCTTTGCTGGCCTTCCGCAAGGAAGGAAAGCTGAACTTGGCGCAACAATTCGTATGTCACAACCCGGCGCGGCTCCCGAGTCCCGCACAGTGGGTCAACGTGGAGCGCATTCGCCTGAAGGATTCCTACACCAATCTGTGGTGGATGTCTCCGTCGGAGCGGCCTTACGCGAACAACCGGAATGTTCTGACTCCGTACAGCAAGTCTATGCTGGACCTGCTGAAGAACAAGAAGTACAACGCGGGAAAACGACCGTCGGAATTCAAGATCGGCGAGACGTCGTTCTTCACGAACAACAACGGCGCGATTCCTTCCAACGTGCTTCGGTTCTCCAACACGATGAGCACCGACCTCTACCAGCAACATTGCCGTAGGTACGGCGTGCAGCCGCACCCGGCCCGTATGCCTGTTGGGTTGGCAGAGTTCTTCATCAAGTTCCTCACGCAGCCGGGTCAATTGGTTTTGGATCCTTTCGCCGGGAGTAACACAACTGGTGCCGCAGCTGATAATCTCAAGCGTCGCTGGATTTCCGTGGAAACCAACGCAAGTTACGCCAGAAGCTCAAAGGGTAGATTCGCCAAGGCTAAGAAGAAGGCAAAATGACCGCTGTTGAGTTTTACAAGGCTCTTGCATCCGCCAACTCGGTTGCTGACGTTGAGACTGCTCTGCGAACCTTCCAAGCTACCAACACCCGATGGAAGGCATTAGGTCGCGAAAACAATCGCGGCACGATTGAGTTATCTGCTGACCCAGCCCGCTCCGCCGTGGAACGACTCACCAATGGCATTGACGGCGTGCTCGAACTCGAGCATGAACGCCACGGCGGCCTACCTGTCTGTCGCTCTCCGCTGGAGGCTTCGGTTGCGTGGTTGGGCGTCCCCGAAAACGGCTTGAGTTCATTGACTCCCGCACAGCGTCGTGCCCTCGCGCAGAAGGTAACGATCAAGCTGGAAGCGGGTGAGGGTAAAGAAAGCCGAATCCTTGAGATACGGGATCGTGGCATCGGCATGACACCGCAGGACATGCCCAAGACGATTTTGAGTCTGAACGAAAGCAACAAACTACAGAAGCACTACCTTGCTGGCGCATACGGTCAGGGCGGCTCTACGACGTTCTCCTTCTGTCGCTACACGCTAGTAGCGAGTCGGTACAAGGATCAGCCAGTAGGCTTCACTCTCGTAAAGTTCCTTGACCTTCCGCCGGACGAATACAAGATCGGGCACTACGTCTATCTCGTCCTGCAGAACGGCGAATTGCCCCAGGCTGATCTCAACGCCCAGGAGTTCCCCGAGGGCACGGTGGTGCGGCACTTCGGTTACGACCTTACAGGCTATTCCTCACCAGTTGGTCCGAACAGTCTTTACGGCAGCTTGAACACGACTCTCTTTGACCCGGTCATGCCGATTTGGTTTGACAATCGCGTCAACGACTACCGCCGCGTCATCAAGGGTTCTCGTAATGCGCTCAACGGCGCGACTGATGACGGGGATGAAAAGACCAGCGGTCCAGCTTTGGCCCACAGCGTTCCGATGTTCAACGTCTCACTGGGCGATTTTGGACGAGTCGGAATTGAATATTGGGTGCTGACACACTCGGATAAGGCCAACAAGAAGCCCAACGCGGCCTTCGTCAATCCTGCCAAGCCAATCGTCCTCACGCTCAACGGACAGAACCAAGGCGAGTTCTCACAGCTGCTGATAAGGAAGGAGGCGGAGCTTCCATTCCTGACTACGCGACTCATTTGCCACATTGACTGCAACAACCTTAGTCCGACATCAAAGCGGCAGTTGTTCGTTTCCAGTCGCGAGACGCAGCGTGAAGTCAAAGTTCGCGAAATGATTCAGCAGGAAATGGTGAAGGCTCTCAAGTCTGACGACGTACTCGCGAAGCTGAACGAAGAGGCCAAGCATCGGGGTATGCACGAGCGAGATGAGAATGCCATCCAGCAAATGCAGTCCGAGGTCGCTCGTCTGATGAAGATTCACGGGCTTGATATGGGCCAGACGACCGGAGGCGAGACCAAGGGCACCGGGACGCCGACCAACCACCCTGCCAACCCGCCTAAGCCTCGTCCCAAGCCAACGCCGATTGAACTACACGAGCCTCCGACATACATCCGCTTCGTTTGGGATGAAGATCATCCGATCACTTTCTATGCCGAACAACGACGCTACGTCCGAATCGTAACGGACGCGAACAGCACGTATCACAATCCGAACAATCCCTCTGCTTCACGCATCAACCTCGTTGTAGGCGACCAACTGATTCTGCGCGGTTCTACTGCTCTCGTAGCCGGACGAATGCGCGCCGTGATCGAGGCTGCCAATAATGCACAGGTCGGGCACTCGGGAGTCCTGCGTGTGGAACTAACACGACCCGGCTTGCCTGTACTCGTGGATGAGCGACCTTACAAGATCGTTGAAGTTCCAGAAGCAAAGCCTGCCGACCAGAAGATTACGATACCGCCGTTCAGACCAGAGCCGATTGATCCCGAGACTCCTGCTTGGACAGACCTAGGTTGGCCGGAGAATGTAGCACTGATTGCCTCAGAAGCGGAGATGGAGCAAGGAACGTTGGTGGTTCGCTACTCAACGGCGTTTCCCAAGTTTGCAAACCAGCGGGCCGTGTTTGAGAACAGGGATGTCGCACTGGCAGAGTCATTCACGAAACGGTATGAGATTTGGTTGATCGTACATTCCTTGCTTCACTACCAAGATCAACAAAAAGCGGCTGAGCAACCGGAAGGGACTACGCGCAAAGAAGAGGACGCCGAAGTGGCGGAAGAGCGGGAGCGGCAAGAGCGCATACGCATCGCGATGATGTCGTCTCTGTTTGCTGCGCGTGAAGTCCAGATGGAACCCGAGGCTGTAGCCGCCGCAGAAATCTAAGACCTACCCCGTCGCTAAGAGCAGCCTTCGTGTATCGAGTACGAAGGCTGCTTTTAGTTGTAGGGATGAAGTAACCCCACCCAAGTACTGAAGCTACCCAACCACCAAAAATATCATTTGGCGATCTCTCCGAGGCGAGCTATGGTTCGCCTCAGTTGTTTACTACTTAGTCAACAGGAGAGAAGCAAATGGCAAAGTCAAAGTTCACGACAGAGCAAGTCAACGCTGTGATGGAGTCCCGTGGGGTCAATCGCAAGTCTGCCCTGAAGTTCTTGAACAAGGATGCGAAGAGTCGCAAGACGAAGGCTCCCGCTCCCGCCAAAGACTTCAAGTCCGCAGCCGCGCACGATGTTGTAGAGGCTCCCGCTCCGAAGCTGCCCGCGAAGAACGCCTCGCTGGTCGCCAAGGGCGCGGCCTACCACGTCCTGGCTGGACGCCCGAGCAAGGATGCGGTAGTGAAGTGCTTCGGCAAGTCTGGCTACGCGCTGTCTTGGGTCAGCCGCGCCGAACGCTTGGGTGTATCACCTCAGGAACTGTGTGAGCAGTTCGCTGACAACCCGGCTCGTGTGAAGGATCAGTGGGCCGCGCTGGAGGCGAAGTGAGCGGCAGCTTCGGGCAAGTTGTAGCGACGCCCGGTGTGTTGGAGGAGTTCAAGGCCAGCGGCGATGACCCGCTGGCTTTTCTCATTCGGCACTGGAGCGGTGACTGGGGCGAGGTCAACGCGGAGGATTCAGTCGCCAACGACCTCGCTCTTATCCACGGAGAGCGGCTCCTATCGGCCTACAGGATGAGCAACGGCACGCGGTTCTGGATTATCACCGAAGCCGACAGATCGTCTACCTGCCTGCTGCTCCCCGAGGAGTACTAAACCGGGCCGGGAACCTCCCCGGTCCTCGTAAACCCCTCCCCCAACCTGTCCCTGGCTGACCCTTCCCTAAAGGACGCAACGCAACGGGGCGGCTAACGACCGCCCCATTACCCTCCCCCCTTCAACAACTTACATCCGTTTTCGAGTGGCCTTCGTAGGCACAGAACTATGGATACCGGACACGGCGGAAATAAAGTCCGCCGCGAATTTCGGGAAGTCCCAACCAGTTGGTATTTGCCTTCATGGAGGAAACAAACATGAAAACAAAGGATACAACCACCAACAAGCCCACGACACCCTGCCGGATTACTACCCCTACCAGCACAGAACTGTGGATACCGGACACGGGGATGGGCCGCGCCATTGCCGAACGGTTGGAGAAACAAGGATGGGAAACGATCCCACCCCGGCCCAAACCCAGGCGGAAATAAAGTCCGCCCGCGAATTCGGGGAAGTCTCAAACGCTTGGTATTTGCCTACATGGAGGAAGACGCTATGACGAAGACAAAGAAATTCAGCCACCCGGTCCCTTTGACGGAGCCAATCGTGATCTATGCAGGTTCCATGTCCAGGGGACGGCGGAGTATCTCAGCGGCGGATTTGCGTCGCCTGGTCAAGCTGGCGGGGATGCGGCTCGGGCGGCCCGACGCGCAGGGAGTGGTGAAGATCAGCAAATAGCTGATCCCCGGCCCGCGTCAGTAGATCGCTAATGAACGAAGTCTGCGGACTTCGTGAATCAGGGTATTGAGCAACAAGCGGCACCTTAAATTAGCAGGACAAGATAGGAGCACCATATGGATGTCGCAAGCCTGACTCAACAATCCCAACCTCTCATTGAACTTTGGAAGGCTCTCGTAGGCGGCGTTGACTTCGTCCCCTCCCAGCGTCAGTTCCTCATCTGGTTGTCCATGTACGACGTGGCGACCGTAGAGAAGGGCATATCCCGAACGGCTGTCTGGTCAGAGAGAAATGAGCGCAAGACTCTTCTAGATCACATTCGCTACGCCAGCGGCGTGATGTCCACAACCAAACGCGATGCGGCGGTGTCCCGTGGCTAAGGAACCGCGTGACTACGTCAACCCCAAGCTGCTGTTGCGCGGCGTGATGGATTCTCTTCCGCCTGTAGAGTACGTTCGCTCCACCGTTGCCGCGCTGTGGGCACACAGCAACAACTTCCTGGAGAAGGACGACGTCACCGACGGTATCGTGTCATTCCACGGAACAATCTCCTATGGACAGATCGCAGAGTTCTGCGGAGTGGATTACGAGACGGCCAAATGGCGGATGAAGCAGATGCGCGACAAGTACGAGTTGGTCGTGTGGGAACGATTCAAGATGGGCATCCGATTCACCTTCGGGGTTCGCCTGTCAGGTAACGGGTTAACTGAGGTAATGGATTACCTGAGTGATTTCAGTCAGGTAACAGCCCAGCCCGAGTCAGGTAACAAACCCGTCCAGTCAGGTAACAGAATGGCTCAATCAGGTAATGGATTACCCCCTCTGGCTTATCAGGCTTATCTGGCGAAAACCTCTGGCGACGCATTGACAGAACTTGAGCAGACAGGTAACGACGAACAACACCAACCCCGGTCGTCCCCGAAGGTTTCTGTTCAACCAGCGGCGCAGCCAGGAGTGATTCCGCCCGCGTCCGAGCCGGACATAGAAATTGAGGGATTGGAGGAAGTCATTGAAGTTGGTCCCGAGGTGGCACTCCTTCTGCACGACTGGGACAACCCGGACAACCCGCTCGGGTGCGACTCCTGCCTTGTGTGCGGCGTGAAGGCGGCGACGGTTCGCAAGACGGGCGTCGCGTGCAAGTCCAAAGCATTCGATCTGGACGATTGATATGAGAGTCACATGCTCAAAATGCGGTTGGTCTTCGCTGCCCTTCGGCGGCCCAGTTCGTAATGGACGACGTTACAACGGTCCGGCGCGGGACAATGCCTTCATTGAACTCGGTCAGCATCTTGCGTCTGCCCACAACATGACCACCGTGGTTCTTCTGGATTGGTTAGAGAAGATAGCAGATCTTCCTGACACCAGAGAGGTGACCAAGTGAAGACCCTGCCTCCGGTTCCCTACACCCGGTACAAGCGGGCAATCCTCGCGCTGAACACCGTGTACGCGAATTGGTGTGAACTCCTCGAGGAGAATGCCGACCTGAAGAAGCAATTGAAGGAGCGAACGGTGAAACCCAAGTTCAAGAAGTGTGCGTGCGGCCTACGGTGGATCCTCGCCAAGTCAACCCGCTGCCTCTCCTGCGAGATGAAACGGCGGTACTGTGATCCGGCTTGGAGAGCGAAGTCACGTGCTGCCTGTCAAGCTGGGATCGCTAATGCGGCAAGTATTAGAACTACAGAACCTGGTTCAGAGGTCGCACGGGGAAATACAAATCAGGTCCTTCGTCGCTCACGCGGCGCGATCAGTACCCGGCGACCTCCTGAGGCAGCATGAAGAACACTTACATCACCGATCAAGACCGTGAGGACAAGATTGTGCGGGACGAGATGCGCGTCAGCTTGTACGACACGTCACCCCGGTTAGCTCCTGCCAACACCGTCGTGAAGAAGGTAGACACCCGAACGATCGAGCAGCGGTTCGAGGATTACCATCGCCAGCACCCTGAGGTCTATCGCCTGTACGTCCAGTATGCCCGGATCGCACGTGAGAAAGGCTACAAGCGGATTGGCATCGGCTTCCTGACTGAGATCATTCGCTGGCAAGAGGGCATTGCTAAGACGGAGCGGTTCGCCATCAGCAACGACTACCGTTCGCGCTATGCGCGATTCATCATGGCAAACGAGATTGACCTCTGCGACTTCTTCTCCACCAGGAACCTGACGAGCAAGTAACTGGCTGAACGGTACTGACGGCTGCTCGATTGTATAGCTTTATGCATAGAGACGCGGTAGGGTACGCTCAAGGAGCAAATATGAAAACAGCAATCGCAATCCTGGTCCTCTTCCTGGCGAGCGCGGCGTTTGCCAAGAAACCAGCGGAGCCTCCAGTCTATGACCACACGGGCCGCGTGGTCTATGAAGTCATCCTCTCCGTTCCCGACGGGGAAGCTCATGTTGTCGTGAACGGGCAGCAACTTGATGCGTACTGCTACGTGGAAGGGACGTCAATCTCCTGCTACGATCATGGCCCGTCATCACTGGATGTGCATCTGGAAGGAAATCAGATACGTCCGGCGGACACCACTTTCATCACCGACCACTCGCCCTGCTTTGACGACCGTCACTTCGACTACGCGACATCGGATTGTCAACCCATCATGGCGTTGGCGAAACTGGTCCTGAGCGACCCACACACGAAATTGGTGGGAACCGACCCCGACTATCCCTACCCGGAAGCCAAGTACAAGACGCCCGTGCTTCTGAACAGCCGAGAGTTCAAGTATCGTCTTGCAGAGATCAAGACTTACTCCGGCAGCAAATACAAGGTCTGGTGCACACCGTACAGTCTGACCGACAAGAAAGGCCAGGTTCACCAGTTCGAGGGTTGCTACCTGAACGACTGATCGCTAACTAACACACGTTTCCTAACTACCGAAAGCCTAAGCAGGAGGACACCATGTCCACACTCTTAGGCTTTTTGCTTTACATCCTCATCTCCCTGTTCCTCGTCGTCCCGGCGATGCTTGTCGCCTGTCGTATCTTCTGGCCCGCGATCCGTTGGTACTTCCATTGGCTGAACGACATTGACGACTGGGCCAACACGGCGCACTTCCAAGCTGGCTCTCTGAAAATTCCCTACAAGCGCGGCTCCGGACCTGTCGTTTCACCCGAAGACTAAGTATCAGAGGCAGCTATGCCTATTCGTGAGTACGTCTGCATCAAGGGTCACGTCACCGAGAAGATCCTCTTCGGTCAGCGCGACAAAACGCTCAAGCAGGTCGCCTGCGATACGTGCCAGCGGCCCGCTGCTCGCAAGGATGATCCACCGCTCGTGGCGCGGCGGAACCCGGCCCACGGATTACAAAAATGAACGAAGAGGAATTCATCATCGCGCACACACCACAAGTCAAAAGACAAGCGCAGAAGTGTGCACGGCGGTTCGAACTCCTTCCAGAAGATGTGGAGGACCTGATCTCTGACACGCTACTGAAGATGGTCAGTTGGTATCGTCGCTACCCGAACCTGCGCGACCAGCCCGACGTTGGAGGCTTGCTGTCGGTCTTCATCAAGCACAAGCAGTCGGAGTACGGCCAAAACAAAATCTCCAAACACAACTGGATTCGCAAGCTGGAGTTGAACGCTCCGTATGAAGAGGGAGGCGAGCATTATCCCGATCTTCCGGCTCCTGATACGTCTTCCTCCAAGCTGATGGACGTCGCCAAGAGTGTGATCTGTCGTTTCGAGCCGGAGCAGCAACGGATGCTGGATGCCCACTTCGGCATCAGCAGCGGCACCCCGCAGACCTCAGTTGAGATGGGAATCATTGACGAAAGAGCCAAGTCGGCGTTCTTTCGCCTGCGTCGGGATTTCCTGCGCCTATGCCGCACGGAGTTGGGCGTTCCCCAACACATCAGAACTTACAAGAGGAAGGGACACAAAGGGGGACCACGCAAGCAGTACACACGACGTCACAATCCGGTTCCTTGCAACATCGGCGTCCCTGAGTTCCGACAGTTGTTCCTCCAGAAGCTCACCCGGCCCAAGACCATCAACGAAGTCTATGCCGAGATGTTGGCCGATGGGAAGCAGCTTTCCATCCACGCAGCAAGGTCGAGAGTGAAGGAGTTGGAGCACGAGAAGCTCATCAAGCGGGTTGGCGTCAGGACCAGTTACGGCCACGAAATTATCTTCATCGCTAACAAGGAGTAACAATGAATCTACAACCCTACAAGCAATTCATCAAGGACATGCTCTGTGACAACGGTCAGCCATCCTCCGCCCGTGTCCTGAGCTTCATCCTCTCTATCTGGTCCATGGGCCTGATCGCTTGGAGCGTTCGCCACACGATGGCTCTGCGCGACGGCGAACTACAGACCTGGGTCAGCGGCTTGCCTCTCATCATCGGCGCACTCACTGCCTTCGCAGCTTGGCCGTATGCCCTGGGCAAAGGTAGTTCCACGCTGTCCGACATCTTCAAGAAGAAGGATTCGCCAACGGACAAGGTTTAGTCGCTACGGAACCCTCATATATGGCGAAGTACAAGAGATGGACGAGTCGTGTGCCAACGCAAGAGGAACTGCTCACGCAGTTCGCGGCGGCGATTCAACGTGAGATCAATCGCTATCGCGAATCGTTCTCTCTGTCCAAGGAAGACTGTGAGGATTTGCGTCAGGACATCATCGCCAAGATGCTGACGATTCCGCCAGACAAGCAGCGCGGCTCCGACTACGTCATCCAGTGTATCCGCAACGCGGCCATCAACTCCCTGGCCCGCATAACCGGGTGGCGGCCCAACGGTGACCAGTCCAAGGCGCAGCGCACCGTCTATCTGGAGGAATGCAAGGACGAACAGGAATCGCTCTCAGGAATGATCGAGAGGGCAACGTCAGTTCTACCCAACCCAGACCTACAGATCGTGCTTGATCGCGTCAGAGAGAGGCTCGACGTGCCCGCGCTGGGCATTTTCGACTGGGTATTAGAAGACGAGGAGCATTGGTCAGTGATCAACCTCGGGCGACAGTGCCGCAAGCTGGGGATGGATGCCCTGGAGACTTTGAAGATTCGATGGCAAATCGTGGACGCGATGCATGACGAGGGACTCTGCCTGAACTATCCCTCGCCAGATATGAATCGCCGTCAATGGCACGCCAAACACATGTTCGACAAGGAAAAGCAATGAAGATCCTCATCGCAGTTCTAACTTGCAGCAGATACCTGGACCGTCGCAACGCGGTGCGCGACTCCTGGATGTCCTGGGTACGGAAACTCAACGACAACTTGGACGTCAAGTTCTTCAGCGGCACCGACCCTTGTCCGGCTGACGACATGATTGGCGACATCGTTCACCTGTCTTGTCCCGACGATTACGAGCACCTGCCCTACAAGACGTTCGAACTCTGCAAGTATGCGCTGGCGAACCGCTACGACAACCTGATCAAAGTGGACGATGACACGTTCCTGATGCCAATGCCCGACTATCTGGCGGAGCTAACCAGCGTCCCCTGCATGGCGTCGATGCGTATCGACCCTCCACACAACGACCGGATCAAGTATCCGCAGGGCGGCTGCTACTCCTTGGACAAACGAGCGATGTTGGCTGTGGTGAAACAGCCTCTTCTGTTCAGGCAGACAGGCTTGGAGGATGCGCTGGTTGGCAAGGCTCTGTTCTCTATGGGCGTGCCACAGATACACAGCGAGCGCATCAAGACGGATCACCGTCTCGGCTTCCCATCCCTGGACAACGACATCATCAGCACACATGCCTGCTCGCCCGATGCCCTGCGTGAAATCCGTGGTGCGAACCTTGTGCGCTTGCTGGCAACGTTCTCCCAGAAACAACCATCCCCGGCTCCTGTCCTCAAGGAACCTACCGAGCGCACGTTGGCCGACTTCTCTATGGAGAAGAGCGAACCGAACAGCCGGGACATCGTCCAGTCGCTGTGGATTGGCGAACGTCTCACCGCTATGGAGCAGACGTGCATCAAGTCTTACCTGCACCACGGGCATCCGTTCCATCTCTACACTTACGGCCCGGTGGCAGACGTCCCCAAGGGATGCGTGATCAAGGACGCCAACGAGATCGTCCTCAAGGAGCGCGTCTTCGTGTATGAAGGCGGCGGCTTTGGCACCAACTCCTACGCTGGCTTCGCTGATCTCTTCCGCTACAGCTTGCTCTACAAGAAGGGCAACTGGTGGGTAGACACCGACAGCATCTGCATCGCACCTCTGGTCTTCGACGTTCCCTACGTCTTCAGCAGCGAGCGCAGCGCGGGAATGGCGTACACCAACTGTGGCAACCTCAAAGCACCCGCTGGCAGCGACATCTACAAATGGCTCGTTGACCAGTGCAAAGACATAGACAAGAACATGCAGTGGGGAGCCATCGGTCCCAAGCTCATGCACCAGGCAGTGGAGCGTTTCAAACTCCAACGCTACGTGCAGCGGCCCGAAGTCTTCTGTCCGATCCCGTTCTCGCTCCGGCTCGAGCGCAACACGATGATCGATCCTACCGTCCCGGCTGTCTTGTATCCGGACTCCCGCGCTGTCCACCTGTGGAACGAAGCATGGCGCAACATGAAGCAGGACAAGGACGCGAAGTATGCGACTGGCTGCCTCTATGAGCAATTGAAGAGACGTTACAGTCCGCCTAAGACGGCACTCGTCCTCATCGCTACAGGCGAGCCATACTGGCAATACATCGAGCAGAACCTGGAGGGAGCGGCTAAGAACTTCCCACAGGCAGACGTCCTGCTCTTCACGGACAGCCCGACCCGGTACAAGGTCGCCAAGCAAGTGAAGATCCCACACGCTGGCTGGCCCGACGTCACCCTCCTACGCCACAAGACGATCCTCTCGCAGAGTAAGTGGCTTGCCAAGTACGAGTACGTCTATCACACCGACATCGATATGAAGATCATCCGCCCGCTGCCTCCCGACATCTACGCTGACGGACTGGTGGTAACGATTCACCCGAACTTCATCGGCAAGCCGGGTACACCGGAGACTAATCCGCGGAGCACAGCCTACCTGCCCTTGTGCGAGGTCAAGCAATACGTCTGTGGCGGATTCCAAGGTGGCACCGTGCCAGCCTACCTCGCGATGGCAGAGACCGTCGTCAAGAACGTGGAGACAGACAAGGCAAACGGCTTCACGGCGGTATGGCACGACGAGTCCCATCTGAATCGCTACGTGCACGACCACATGCCTGCCAAGATCCTCCCCAAGCCTTACTGCACACGACACTGGGAAGAGAACCTGCTGCCCTATGCCTTCGTGGTCACAGTAGACAAGAAGACGCCAGACCGTCCAGCAGTCAACGGCGTGCAGCCTCCCGATCCTCTGCTCACCGATATGTCCGACGTCACCGCGTTGCTCAAGACGTTCATGCGCGAAGAGTCTCTCTACCATTGCGTCAAGACGTTGAAAGAGAACTATCCCAGCATCCACGTCATCGTGGCAGACGACGGCCCGACTAACAAGGCCAAGCAAGCCAAGCTGAAGACTCTGGGCGTGGAGCGTTACATCTCATTGCCAGCCGACAGCGGATTGTCCAAAGGACGCAACGTCCTGATCGATGCCTGCACGACACCCTACTGCCTGATTGCTGACGACGACTTCGGCTTCAAAGATTCCCACCTAGAGTATCTGCGCGGCTTGATGGACGTAGCAGACATCGCGGCGGGCCGCGTCCTACAGGTCGGCACCCAAGGGTTCGTGCAGTCAGGCAACTATCTGGACTTCGGTGGCAACTTCGTCAAGGTAGACGGCAAACTGTTCTTCACCCCGGCCAAACCCGAGTGGTACAAGCAGCACACGACCAACGCAGGCATCCAGTCACTGACCATCCAGTACACCAAAGCAGACCTGGTCCTCAACTTCTTCATCGCCAAGACAGCAGTCATCAAGCGACTCCGCTGGGACGAGGAGATCAAGGTAGGTTACGAACACGAAGACTTCTTCATCCGTGCACGTGGTGCCTTCTTGGACGTGGTCCTCTGTCCTGACGCTGTAGCACAGCACCAGGAGATGGATGACGCACGCAACCCTGCATACCTACAGCATAGGAACGACTACAGACCATATGAAGCAGTCTTCCTCTCTAAGTGGGGATTCGAACCAAGCAAGCCACTGGTGACACCATAATGCCAATGCGTGCGCCCAAGGCGTGTCATTGCGGCACTCTCAATTGCACAGTGCATACGGCCCAGGCCACCATGCATGAGCGTGACCTGTGGCGCAAGCTGAAGGAGAACAATCCACTCGTCTCCCTGTACAAGACCAAGCGATGGCAGGCACTAAGACGCAGACTCCTGTCCCTATTCCCTGTCTGTGTAGAGTGCAACAACGCGCTAGCTACAGACGTGGACCACATCATTGACGCCAGGACGTGGGTATCTACAGGCAGGGACTTCTACGACGAAGCGAACCTACAGTGTCTCTGCCACTCTTGCCATGCAAAGAAGACAGGAGCAGAGCTAAGTCATTGCCTTTGAACGCTGAGGGGTATGGGGTGTAGGAGCGCGAAGTCCATTAGTTCTGCGGGGCGTCGCCCATGCGTTCTTACGCGACCCCGAAAGTGGACGGACTGAAAGGAGTCATAACATGGGACTTGGAAGACCACGCAAGCCAACGGCTCTGTTGAAGCTATCCGGTTCAGCCGACAAGCATCCGGAGCGGCTCGCGGCCCGCGCTAACGAGCCTCAGCCCGACCCGAACCTGGGCAACTGTCCTTCTCTGTTGACCAAGGAACAGAAGAAGATCTGGAAGGAGATCGTCTCCGAAATCGCTCCTGGTGTCTTGACGAAGACTGACCGCAAGCAAGTGGAGATCGCTGTTCGTTTGTTGGAGCGCATTCGCAAAGGCACCGATCGCCCGAGTGACATCTCCAACTTCCAGAAGTGCCTGTCCATGCTCGGTATGAACCCTGTGGAACGCTCCAAGGTTTCCGTCACACCACGGGAGCCGGAAGGTAAGGCGGACCCGTTCGCGGAGTTTGAAACAGGAGATCAACCAACACAATGAAATATTCAACGCAAGGATTGGCACTAACAGAGTCGTTCGAAGGATGTCGCCTGGAAGCCTATCAGGATCAAGTGGGTGTCTGGACGATTGGATACGGACATACACGCGGCGTCTTCATGGGCGACCACTGCACGCAGTTACAAGCACAGGAGTGGCTGATGCAAGACATCGCAGCCTGCGAGAACGACGTCAACACGCACGTGAAAGTTCCACTAACACAGGGAGAATTTGATGCCCTGGTTGACTTCGCTTTCAACCTCGGCTGCGCATCCCTCAACGGCTCCACACTCCTGCGTCTGCTGAACGCGGGCGACTACCACGGAGCCTCCGAAGAGTTTGAAAAGTGGGATCACGCGGGCGGCAAGGTTGTCGCTGGCCTGCTCCGTCGTCGTCTTGCAGAGGAAGCGGAGTTCAATGGCGCAGCGTAACTACGAAGCCATCGCGGCTCAATACGTTACGGACGTTCTGTCCGGAGCTATCCCTGCGTGTAAGTGGGTCAAGCTCGCCTGCCAGCGACAAGTGAATGATCTCAAGAGACAGGGAACCGAGGAGTTCCCATACACTTACGATCCCGAAGTGGGAGCCAAGGTCTGTCGGTTCGTTGAACTCTGTCCTCACGTCGAGGGACGCAAGTTCGCGGGCAAGAAGGTTGTGATGATGCCCTGGCAAGTCTGGGTCACCATGACCGCCATGTCCTGGCTTGATCTCGAGGGTGGCAACCGATTCCGTCGTGCATACATCTGCGTTCCCAAAGGTAGTGGGAAATCTACATGGTCTGCACCGCTCGGAATCGAGAAAGCCTTCGCAGACTCGGAACCCGGCTCGCAGGTGTACTCCTGCGCCTCATCCAAAGACCAGGCGAAGATCGTCTGGGGAGCGGCCCGTCAGATGCTCATCAACATGCCCGCGTTCGCGGCCCGCGCTGGGATCGAGATCGAGAAGCACAGCCTCCACTCCGCGAAGTCCAACAGTCTATTCCGCCCGCTGGCCTCTGATGACCGCACGTCAGAAGGCAAGAACCCATACTTCGTCATCTTTGACGAACTCCACACTCTGGCTGATCGCGGATTCTACGACTCACTTGACACCGCCACGGGCAAACGCCAAGGCGCGATGCTCTGGATTATCACCACGGCGGGTACCGACCTCGCGTCTGTCTGCTACGAGATCGACACTGAGATTCGCAAGGTACTGGAGGGTGCGCTTCACGACGAAACGATCTTCGGCTGCATCTGGACGATTGACCTACCCGACAAGGACGGCAAGGGCGGCGACGACTGGGCAACCCCGGCTGCCTGGATCAAGGCCAATCCGTCTTGGGGCGTCTGCGTAGACCCAAAGACGATTCATAACAAGGCGGCGTCAGCCGTACAGATTCCCAGCCAGCAACCCGGCTTCCTCACCAAGCACCTGAACATCTGGTGTAAGTCAGACAGCACGTGGATGGAACTCTCCAAGTTCCTGGCCTGCGCCGATCCCACCTTGAAGGAGGACGACTTCCTCAAAGACGACTGCGTCATCGGGGAAGACTTGGCCTCCAAGCTGGACATCCTCGCCAACATGAAAGTGTTCTACCGGACGATCCCCAACGGGGCGGGCCAGCCCAAGCGGCACTATTACGCATTCGGCCATTACCTCCTGCCCGAGATGCAGATCAAGAAGAAGGAGAACAGTCATTACCAAGGATGGCTTGCTGAGGGTGTCATCGAGGAATGCCCAGGCGAGACCAACGATTACGACATGGTGGAAGACTGGCTCCGCGAGCAGTGCAAGAAGTTCCAAGTCAAAGAGGTTCCACACGACCAGTATCAAGCTGTGGAGATTGTGAACCACTTGCTCGGTGAGGGAGTGCCCATGACGGAGTTCAAACAGACTGCTGTGATGTTCACTCCTCCCATGGACGAGTTAGAAGCAGCGGTTCTCGACAAGAGGTTCCACTACAACGGCGACCCGGTGCTCGCCTGGGCCATCAGCAACGTCGTCTGTCACCGTGACCGCAACGGCATGCTCTTCCCGACCAAGGAGCAAGTCACCAACAAGATCGACCCGGCTGTCGCGTTGCTCATGGCAATCGGTCGCATTCTGGTCATCGCGGGCACCCCGCGTTCCAGCGGCGGCGGCTCTATCTCGGTCATTGGCAACTGCCAGCGGTGCACCGCTCTCTGTATCGGAGAGATCAAAGGCGAGACGCTGATCTTCCTGTGCGACAAGTGCAGAGCCAAGCAGCCTCAATAATCCCAGTGGGAGAAGGGTATCTATAAGTGAAGTGGTGAGTCTTCATTCCATCTACGTCATCTTCGCGCCACCGGGTGTCTACATCGGGAGATCGAAGAGAATCATTGAGCGGCTGAAGGGTCACGGCATGCTCTGGTGCGACTGGGCCGTTCTGGAAACCTGCGACAGCATGGTCGTCCGAGAACGCGAGGCTCATTGGGTGAAGTATTTCGTGGACGCAGGTTGTGAAGTTCTGAACTTAGCCAAGGATTGTCGCGATGGTTTTCTCAGCCATTCTGAGGAGACCAAAGAGATGATTCGACAGATGAAGTTGAATCACCCGCGATCCGCAGAAGTTCGACAACGGATCAGCAAGGGAATGCATGGCACCAAGAACTTTGTTGGCAGACATTCCCCTGAAACCTGTCTAAGAATAAGCGAGGCAAAGCGCGGTCATTTGGTTTCCGAAGTCACGCGACACAAACTGCGTGAAGCTGCTTTGAGACGGACCGTTGAAAGGTAACAAATGAATCGAGTCAGTCTGGCAATCCTATTGTCTGGATTCTCGCTTGTCGTTACAGGCGCGACCCTCATCTACCATCCCTTGGGATTCCTGGTGGCAGGCAGCGGCATGATCATTGCTGCCCTGGCCTCGACCCGGAAGGCAGGAAAGTAAACCATGTCCTTCAAAACTGAACTTCGCGATTTCTTCTCAGGTTTCGCGAGCGCAGGCATTTCCGATTTCCTCCCAGGAATGATGCTGGCTCCATCTGAGGCGGGCGTCGCTGTCACGGAGATGACCAGCATTCAGATTGCAGCGGTCGCTGGATGTATCCGCGTGCTCTCCAACTCCATCGGCATGCTTCCCGTGAATGTCATGCAGCGCGTCAAGGGCGGCCAAGACCTTGCTGCCGATCACGCTCTCTATTCTCTTCTGCACGATGCTCCCAACGAGGAGTACACGGCTGTTGACTTCTGGACGATTCTGGAAACACACCGTGTTCTGACAGGCAATGCCTACGCTGAGATCGTTCGCGACAACGGCGGACGGCCCGCTGAATTTTGGATTCGCTCACCGTTCCGCACGTTCCCCTACCGGGTACAGAAGACCAGCAAACTGGTCTACAAGACGACCGACACATTTGACGGCAACGAGCGCGTGATCCTCGCGGAGGACATGCTGCACTTCAAGAACTTCGGAATCGATCCGTGGGTTGGCCTCTCGCCTATCCGCTATCACGCACGTGAAGTCTTGGGCAACGCCATCGCTCTCCAGAATTATGGCGCACGGTTCTTCAACAACGATGCGCGGCCCGGTGGCTACATCTCGTCTGCTGAGGTTCTGCAACCACAGCGCAAACTCGAACTCGCCACCAACTGGCAAGCGACACACAGTCGCTCAGGCGCACACGCCATGGCTATCTTGGACGGCGGCTTGAAATGGGAGACTGTAGGCATTCAACCTGACGAAGCTCAGTTCATCCAGTCCAAGGAACTCTCCAAGGAAGACATCTGTGCCATCTACGGCGTCCCCTCCCACTTCGTGGGCGGTGTGCAGACTGACAAGGTGTCTGGCCTGGAGCAGCGGTTCCTCGAGTTCCTGATCGGAACCCTCAAGCCGAACCTTCGTCGCTATGAGGCGGAGATCAATGCCAAGCTGTTCGCCAACAACATCGGTCGTTCAGCCAACAAGTATTTCGCCAAGTTCGACACCGACGACTATCAGAGGGCAGACTTCGCGACGACCCTCAAGGCTCTACAGGTCGGTCGCTACGCTGGCCTCATCACCCCGGACGAGGGACGCCACATGCTGGGTCTCAACCCGGTCGATCCGAAGCAACTCAAGCCGGAGAACCCAGGCGGTGGTCTGTGGGTTCCTGTCAACATGACGGCCATGACCGACGAGGCTCCGCCACCGCCACCCGCTCCCGTTGCTCCTGGGAAGAAACCAGAGGCGGGCGGTACTCCAGAGCAGGCTCCCGCTGGGCGTGCGCTGTTCAATGTTTTCTTCACCCAGATGAGCGACGCCATTACGCGCATTTCGGCCCGCAACAAGCCTGATTTGCGTGACTTTGAGCGTGTTTTCACGCCGATTCTGGTTGGTTTAGCAGCGTCAGTTCTACCACTCGAAGGCGACATAACAATGCCTGTGATCGTGGCAGGTGCGATCAAGGTTCATTGCGCGGGTATCTATGAGAGATCGACAACTTGGGACAAGGACAACCTGGGTGAGATGAGCGCAGACGAGTTGAACCTCGCCATGCAGAAGATCATCCCTGTGGCTCAGAACTCTGTTCCAGAGGAGAAGTAACATGCCGTACAGCAAACCGTCTGACGTTCCGGCCAACGTGCCCGAGGGCAAGAAGGCTCAGTTCATGGAAGTCTGGAACAGCGCATACAAGGCGGCCAAGAAGGCTGGCATGAGCGACGCAGATGCCGAGAAGAAGGCATTCAAAGAAGCATGGGGAGTAATAGGGAGATCTATGGCAAACAACAAAATGGAATACCGCGTCTTCAAAACCGAGTTGCGCGCTGACGCAACCAGCCCGATGGCCGAAGGCTACGCGGCGGTCTTCAACACACGCACCGACCTTGGCTCCTTCCAGGAGCAGATCGCACCCGGCGCATTCAAGCGCGCACTGGGCGAAGGCCAGGACGTCCGCATGCTTTTCAACCACGACCCCAACATGGTCCTGGGTCGCACGAAGTCTGGAACCCTCCGTCTGTCCGAGGACAACACTGGTCTCCGCTGCCAGAACGACATGCCCGACACACAGTTGGGCCGCGACGTCTACACGCTGATGAAGCGTGGCGACGTATCGCAAATGTCCTTCGGCTTCATCGTCCGCGCTGAGGACATCGAGTTCAACGCTGACGGCTCGGCTCTGCGCACCATCACCGACGTTGACATGTTCGACGTCTCCATCGTCACCTACCCGGCATATGAATCCACCAGCGTGGAAGCACGCAGCGTGGAGGAAGTGCGGGCGGCTCTCAAGAGCAAGCGCGACGCGGGCGAGACGACTCTCCCTGACGCGGGCGACGAGGGCACGGTTCACGATTGCCAATGTGGCTGCGAACAATGCAAGGCGGGCAACTGCCCTGAGTGTTCCAACGGTGCCTGCACAGGCATGGCGATGAACTGCGACCACACAGTTCGCATGAGCGTCTTCAAGGCGAAGACCCGGCTGGCTGAGATCGAGTAATGAAGAGCGGTGACATACAATTCGATGCTCTGCAAGACGAGCTAAGGGCGGCCAACAAGGCTGTCGAAATTGCCAGTTCTATTGAGGAAATGGGACTCGCGGTAGACCGTCTCAACGCGGCCAAGAAGGCTTGCAGCGACTATCAGCAGGACAAGACCCGCTCAGCCCAGGTCCTCTACATGGCGGACTTCCATCGCGGCTTGATGCGGAACTAATGAGCACCCAGATTCTGTTTCACGGCATGGCCGAAGACATGGCGGCCCAGTTCCCGGCTGAACAGTTTGGTGCCGTCATCACCGAACCTTCCATCGGCAACCTGAACCTCGAGAAAGCCATCCAGTGGGTTCAGACCTCCGGCTCCTACCTCTGGCGGCTCCTTCCCAAAGACGGTGCTCTCATACTCATCACCAACCCGGTTCCCGGCTTCATTCGATTCCAGCACGGCTGTGCAGTGGAGCAGATACCGATGCCCGAGTTGGCGACTTACCCTGACCGCGGATGTCCCTTTGCGCGGCCCGTGGACGCCATCGTTAGACTGATCAACCGGACGCAGGGCACCATCTTAGACCCTTATGCTGGCTCCTGCTCCACCTTACTCGCGGCCCGTAAGTGTGGAAGAGACGCTGTCGGGATAGAAAAGAATCACGTCCAAGTCATCGCTGCACTCCCCTATCTCCTGCCCTAAGAGAGATTCCCAACGCAGTTGGTAATTCGCCCGCTATCTATTGAGCAGACATCTTACGCGGCGCAACGTGCGCATGCGAACAACCCCGGCACGACAGGTGAGGGGCAGATGATTTCCGCCCCAAGGAACCCTCATATGTCCAAGGCACTCGAACTCCGTCAGGCTCGTGGCGTAATCGCAGCCGAGATGAAGCAGATTGTTGAGTCGGAGACTGGCGATCTGAAAGACGCCAAGCTCGCTCGCTTCAACGAACTCGACGCGAAGCAGAAAGAACTCAAGAGCCAGATCGATCGCATTGAAGCGACCGATGCCCTCGATGCGGAACTCCGCACCGTGAAACCCACCGACAAACCGCAGGTTGGCGACGTTGAAAAGCGCGTCAATGCTGTTTCCCAGATGCAGACCCGCGTTGCACAGATCCAGTCCAGCGACGAGTACCGCGATGGCTTCCGCAGCTTCCTGAAGACGGGCCGTACCTCTCCGATCCTTGAAGAGATGCGTTCTTACGCAGCCATGGGCGATGCAGCAGGCGCAGATGGCGTCACGCTGGTTCCCATCGGATTCCAGAAGGAACTGGAAAAGAAACTGAAGGCAATCGGCGGTGTCCGCCAGGTAGCTCGTGTCATCACGACTGCTACGGGCAACCCGCTGCACTGGCCGACCATGGACGACACGGCCAACGTGGGTTCGTGGCTTGCTGAAGGCAACCCGGTCGCACAGACCAACCCCACGATGGACGAAGTGGTCCTGGGCGCGAACCTTGCTTCATCCGATCAGGTGCTCGCATCTGTTCAGCTGTTGCAGGACAGCGCGTTCGACGTCGAAGGCTTCCTCGCTGAAGCGTTCGCCATCCGTCTACAGCGTCTCACCAACCTGGCTTACACCAGCGGCAACGGCACTGGTCAGCCCAAGGGTCTGATTGCTGGCCTCGTCACGGCGGGCAGCCGCAGCGTAACTGCTGTTGGTTCCTCGACCAACGACAGCGTCGGCACTTCCATCAACTCGGTCGGCTCGGACGACATTGACAACTTGATTGCCAAGGTCGACCCGGCATACCGCGCCAACGGCGTGTTCGAAGCGAACATGGCGACCTACGATGCTCTGCGCAAGGTCAAGGACAAGTACGGACGCTCGATCTGGTCCGCTGGCTTGGCCGAGAACGAGCCGGACACCATCCGTGGCTACAAGTACGTGTACAACCAGGCCATGGACGTCATCGGAGCCAGCAACGTATCGCTGCTCTTCGGCGACCACAGCAAGTACATCATCCGCGACGTGCTGGGATTCCAGCTTGTTCGCTTCAACGAGTTGTTCATGGGTTCGCACCAGGTCGGCTTCCAGGCTTACCTGCGCACCGATGGCAAGCTGCTCCAGTCTGCCGCGTTCGCGATCCTCACCCACCCGGCCAGCTAACCAGCTGACAGGCGATAACCGAGAAGGCCGCCAACCACTGGTGGCCTTTTCCTTTGCTCAAAATCACCCCTCTTCTCCGGGTATCTATAAGTGAGGTCACCCCATGCACTATGTCGTTGGTTTCATCGTTGGATTGGCGTTCGGCGTGTTCTGTCCCGCCATCGCTCGCAAGCTGAAGGCTCTCTTCGTGAAGGAGAGCAAGGTCGTGGTTGAAGACATCAAGAAGAAGATCTAAGAGGTCATCATGGCGGAACAGAAACGTGAATGTGCTTGTGTGGCTCCAGCCGTGCGAACCGCTGTAAGACCCACACCTAAGAAGAGGGTTCCATGTCAACCATCGCAGAAGTAGCATTCCCGACAGAGCCAGTTACTCGCACGGAGTTGAAGAACTTCGCGAAGGTCTACGTCACGTCCGATGACACGATGTGCGACGACCTGATCACGGCGGCCCGGCAGTATGTCGAGGACAACACTGGCCTATCTCTGGTCTCTCGTGCCTTCATTCAGTTCGAGGATGGGTTGCCTTCCATCCCGTTCGGATTCAGCGGGTACGCTTACTCCGCGAGTCAAAATGCATACTTCGGGTATGGCCCGCTGACTCCGTATCCTCCGATGGGTTGGCAGCCTCGCTGCAATCCCTTCGAGATGACTCTCATGCGAAACCCGGTGACGGCTGTTGAGAAGATCGAATACGTCCACACCGACGGCACGCTCAAGACGCTGTTGCCCAACGCAGACTTTGATGTGGACTTGATCTCCACCCCGGCTCGCATCGCTCCGCTGACAGGCCAACGCTGGCCTCAGGGAATGATCGGCACCAACAACGTGAGGATCTATTTCACGGCAGGCGCGGGCGGCCCGACCAACGTGCAGAACGTGACGGAGACAGGTGCACCGACTCCTCCTGACCAATTGACTTCGGCATTCAACCGGACCAACGCTATCCCGCGTGCTCTGAAGATCGCAATCATGCAACTGGCGAATCACTGGTACAGCAATCGTGAGCCAGTGGCGGGCGGCACGTTTGGCCCGGTGCCTTACGCGCTGGAGGCAATCATCAAGTCATACCGCGTGCTGAACACCAGCCAACCAGTTTCGAGGTACTAATGAAATCCCTGCGACTGAGTGACAACTTCCGGTACACCGACCGGAGCGCGATGCGCGACCAGATCGACATCTACCAGCCCAACCCAGGTCGGACGGCGGATGGCAGTCCCGGTCCTCTTGTCCTCTTTGCCAGCGGCGTCTGGGCATACATCCGTGCACGCAACGACCTACAAGTCAACGCTGTTGGTGAAGTCCAGGCTGAGATGTTCTGGGACGTTCGCACACCCTACATGGACGGCGTCAACTCCGAGATGACCGTCATCGGTCCCACGGGCGAGACATGGTTCATCGTCGGAGTAAGTGACCCCGACTTCCGTCGCGTGGAACTCCGGTTCCTGTGCCGTGAAGTCAATGACGGCGTGCAGACGCAGGCTTCAAGCGAACTGCCGACCCTGGTCACGGTGGATCAGCCCATTCCTGACATTGATGGTGGAGACTTCTAATGGCAGCCCAGCAATACATCGTTCGCGTTCTGCGCGGTCTCAAAGCCAACCTCCCCGCTGAGGAGCAGTTGGGACGTGTCCTTTTCACCACAGATACTCACGAGTTCTTCATCGGTGAAGGCATCGGTCACCCGGTAGTTCCCCTGGAGATCGACCAAGCCTATGTCAAGAACCTGATTGCCGATCTGTTGCTCAAGGCGGACGTCAGCTATGTGGACACGCAGGATGCTGTGATCCTCGCGGCGGCCAAAGCATACACCGATGCCCATGTTCCCTCTGGTCTGGCCTCGGTCACTTACGTTGATGCCCAGGACGCGGCTACGCTCGCGGCGGCTGAAGCCTATACCGATTCGCATGTCCCTTCAGGCACGGCCACAGTCGTCTATGTCGACGCACAAGATGCAGCAACCCTGGCGACGGCGGAAGGCTATACCGACACCAAGATCTCCGCTGAAGTCATCCGGGCCAACGCTGCATACGACCCGGCTGGCGCGGCGGCCACAGCTCAATCCACGGCGGAAGGATACGCTGCTGGAATCGTCGCTACCGAGGCAGGCACGAGAGCCTCCGGAGACTCCGCTCGGCAGTTGCTGAGTGAGAAGGGTCAGCCCAACGGCTATGTTGCCCTGGACGCCAACTCTCTCATCCCGAATGCCTATCTCCCGCCACTCGCCATCACGAAACCCAACGTTGTGGGCAGTCAGGCTGCGATGCTGGCTCTGGTCGCGGAAGAAGGCGACGTTGCGATCCGCACCGACATCAACAAGAACTTCATCCTCAAGGCGGGCGGCGATCCGACTGCCTTGGCGGACTGGCTCGAGTTGCTCACCCCGGCTGCTCCTGTTCAGACCGTCAATGGTCAGACAGGCACGGTTCTGCTCATCTTGGCCTCCAGTATCACAGGCTCATCCCACAAGTGGCTTCATTCCTACGATGCGGCGTCCGGAACATTCAGCGAGACGCAACCCGACTTCGCTGACCTGACCAACCCTCCGTTAACCTTCGCCGGAAGTTCGTACAGCGGTCTCAACTTCAGAAGCGGAGACGGCATTGTCAATCTTGAAGACGATGGCATGGGCAACATCTCTGCCAGCCTGATCACTCCGTTGAACAGCTTGGATTTTGCCCAGTTCAACAACGGCGATGACATCCTCACGGCGTCTCGGAAGACTGACGTTGCTCCCACGGGAACTTTCATCGACTTCAAGGACGCGACCAACTCCGTCCATCTGTTCAAGGTGGACATCACGGGCACTTTGACCAACGGCATCGTCCCGGTTGCTCGTGTCTCCGGTTTGACAGCCATTGCCACATCTGGCAAGTGGAGTGACCTGGTTGCGGCTACCGCTGACCTCACGCTCGCGCAGACGACCCGCAACACGACCTTCACACACACGGCGGCGACCAACTGGATCTGGTCCAACATCACGGCGGCTGTCGCGGGCGGCACCAACCAGTCATCGCCGATTCTGAACATCAATGGACGGTACTTCCAGGACGGAGCCGATGCTTTGGATGGCTGGTCCTTCCAAAACGTCATCGCGGCTTCCAAGTCTTTCGCTGTAACGAACGCGGCTGAGACGGCTGGCTTCACCGTCACGTTGACGGTCACGGGCCACAACTTCGTTGTTGGTGACGTGGTCACCTTCACCAGTTTGACCCAGGCAGCTTGGCTGAATGGTCAGCACGCCACGGTCGTCACGGCTCCGGCCAACACCATCACGTTCGTAGACCCGACATCCCACGGTCTCTTGAACTCCGTCGCTTGCACAGGCACGGCGACACAGAGCAATCCGAAGGCTCAGTTGGTCATTACCCATACTGGGTCAGTGGTTCCCCAGATTGTTATCCCTACTGGCCTTGCTCCGACGGCCACGCAGGCCACAGCACCCATCACGGGCAGTTCGCAAAATGCGGGATGGGGATTCGGTCCGGGAACTGCTGGCAGCGGAGCCATCTTGACGTTCATGCCTTCTGGCGGTGCTCAAACGCACCTCAAATGCATCCAGGGTGGAATAGCCCACTTCAACCTCCAGACTGCCGACAACAGCCAGGGCAACCAGATGGTCTATGTAGACTGCGGAGCAATCCAGTCGGGGTTCACGTTTAAGCATGCCTACACGACCATCAACCGTTCGGCAGGCACACAAGGTTCAGCTGGTTTCAGCTTTGGCGGTAGCTCAAACAACATCGGTCCAGCAACCAACATAGCTGGTGACCACACCCTCATGGCTTTGGGCATTGTCGGCTCAGGCATGCCGAACCCGAGCACCTTCATTCCTGTGTATGGCACGGGTAACTATCAGTCGCTGTTTATCAACCCCACAATCAACCAGGCGTTGATCTCGGGAACCATCGCGGGTGTTCAGGTTGTCACGAACGTTGTCACTGTGGTTTTCTCCACCACGGCAGCTTTCACCAACGGCGCAACGAACCTTGTAATCACCGCTGGCACGAACACGGCAGTCAACGGTTCCCAGACTGTCACAGGCAGCGTCGCTCGAGTCAACGTCACCATCACAAACATCACGGAGTCTGCTGGCAACTTGGTCACTCTGGCTTGCTCAGGCAACGCCAACGTCACAAACGACTATGTCTATCTAACTGGCTTGACGGTTGGTACCTGGCTCAACGGCAAGGTTGTCAAACTGTCTGGTACCAACAACGCCACTCAGATGCAGTTCACTGACCCGACCAGCCACGGAACCCAGGCTTCCACGGCTGAGACGGGCACGGTGACTTGCAACTACGTCACGTATGCCAAGACCACGGGCAACATCACGCTGACGACGGATACCGGAACCGCGACTCAGCAAGGTCTGGGTGTCTACACCAACATTCTGGTCAACAACGTTGAGACGGCTCTGAGTCCCGGCCCGCATTACTTCCTGGATTTCCAAGCAGGCGCGGCGGGCACGACACGCAAATTTGCCGTCACCAACACAGGCACCATCGTCGGCTCCGGCGGACAGTCTGCGTCCTTCGTCTCCAAGAGTGGTAACTACACCCTGACCGTTGACGACTTCGCGGTTCAGTTCACAGCCACAGCGACAGCAACCCTGCCAGCTTCACAGGTCACGGGCAAGGTCTTCCGGCTCAAGTGCAAGGCGGGAACTCTGACCATCACTCCGGCTTCCGGCTTAATTGACGATGCTGCAAGCGTATCTATCAACACGGTCAATCAGTCCATCGACGTGATGTACGACGGCACGAACTGGCAGATCTTCTAAGGAACAATATGGCTTACCTAACAAACCCGGTCGTCTTCGGTTCGACGCAGGCAGATGCCTTCGGGCGTGGCCGTGTGTCGCAACCGCAGAACCTGTTCATCGTCAACTTCACGTATGACGCGAATCCTCTGCTCATGCAGGTGCTGAACGTTGGCGCGGGTACGGGCGTGAAGACCACGAACGTCTCCAGTGTCACCCTCGCCACGGGCGGCAACACGTCTGGCGACGGCAGCATCCTCCAGCAACGCTCTTACAACATCTATCAGCCGGGCAAGTCGCAATTCATCCAGATGACGGGCATCATCGGCGCGGCGAAGGCCAATGTCCGTTCGCAGATCGGATACTACGACGTCAACAACGGTCTTTTCTTCGACCAGAACAACGGTCTGGGCGTCACGGTTCGCACCAACACATCCGGCTCCCCGGTTGATACGTTCGTGGCCCAGGCTTCCTGGAACCTCGACACAATGTCCGGCGCGGGCGGCGCGGCCAACCCCTCCGGCGTCACCCTGGACGCGACCAAGACGCAAATCTTTGTCATCGATTTCCAGTGGCTGGGAGTGGGCCGTGTGCGATTCGGTTTGATCATCGCCGGCACATTGATCTACGTCCATCAGGTTCTCAACGCCAACGTCCTGACGGTTCCCTGGATGAACACGGCGTGCCTGCCCATTCGCTGGGAGATTCACAACACGGGCACGGCATCGGGTACGACATCCATGACTGCCATCTGTGGCAGCGTTCAATCGGAAGGCGGACAAGAGTTCCCGGCTGGTCTCAACTTCAACGCATCAAACGAAATCACGTCTATCTCGGTCTCCACCAAGCGGGCCGTCCTCTCGATCCGTCCTAAGACGACATTCAACAGTCTGACCAACCGTATGTCGATCGTTCCGGTTGACATCACTGTCATTGCTTCCAGCGGTACTGTCTACTGGGAACTCATCCACAACGCCACGTTAGGCGGCTCCCCGGCTTGGACGTCTGCGGACGCCAACAGAGTGGTGTGGAGTTCGATGTTGCCGGAACTACTGTCACGGGCGGTACCGAGGTTGCTTCTGGCTTCGTCTCTGGTTCAACCGACACAGCACGCGGCTCCAACATCGATTCACTCACTGGTCTTGTACCCATCGGTCTCGACATCGCGGGTTCCGGACAAGACATGCTGACCCTCGCCTGCACCGCGTTCACGGGCAGCGTTTCTGTCAACAGCCAGATCACTTGGCTTGAACGCAGATAACCGGAGGCTACACCTCATTGATGTAGAAACACCGTGGTTCAACTCACGAACGGAAAGACGCATATGAATTGGCACACAGCTTACGAGGTTGCAAAGTACTGGGCCGCCTGGGGCGGTCTCGCTCTCACCCTCGGCAAAATCTATTTCACCGCGAAGAAGGCTCTCGGCAATTGGTTCAACCGTATCGCGGTCAGCTTCGAAGGCTATCTCGCGAAGGCTGTGGACAACCATATGACACACGTCCAGACGGACGTTAACCGGGCGGCCACCGCCATCTGTGATTTGGCCGAGGTCCACAAGGGACTGATGGCTAACCAGAACATCATGTGCCAGTCGCTGGTCCAGATGCAGGCTGGTCTCCACGAACACATCAAGGACGACGACCGGGTGCAGGGAGAAATCCTCACGGGCATCGAGGTCATCAAGGCGAAGCTCTAATGCCCGATGTCATTGTCAAAGTGCAAGGTCTCGAGGAACTCAAGCGCAGGCTGGAGGAACTCTCTGACCCCAAGACGGCCCGCGCCATGATGCGCACTGGGTCACGGGCGGCGGCCAAGGTTCTGTTGGCGGCGATGCAGGAGACGGTTCCCGTGGAGTCTGGTGCTCTGCTGGAGTCACTCGGTATTCAGGTGAAGGGTGCCAACTCCGACAGCTTGCACATCTTCATCGGACCCGACAAGAAGTGGAACTACATCGGTCGGTTCCACGAGTTTGGCACCAAGTTCATGGCGGGCGACCACTGGATGCAGAAGTCTTTCGATGCCTCCAGCAAGGATGCTCTGCAAGCGTACATCGACAAGGTTCGCCAGTTGCTCGACCGGAAGACATATCAGGACCTGATGGCAGCTATCCAGGCTGGCTTGTCCGAGGAGATTGAAGAATGATCACTGAAGGAATCGTAACGCTGCTGCGAGCCGACACCGCGCTGTCCGCGCTGACGGGCGAGATTGTGCCCGTGGGCATGGTCAAAGGTCTCAAGTCACCGTACATCGTCTATCACATCGGCACCGCGCTGGACACCAAAGACACCGAAGGCTCCACAGGCTACAGGCTGGCCCGGTTCCAGTTTGACTGCTACAGCGGCACGTCTGCTACCGAGGCGCGCAAGGTCGCCAAGGCGGTACGGGCGGTCCTCCAGAACTTCAAGAATCAGACCCTGTCGGATGCCGACAACACGTTCGTTCAGGCTTGCCTGATCGACTTCGAGACTGATCCACCGTTCGTTCCGACGGCGATGAAGACCATCGACTTTCGCGTCTTGGTGCAAGTGAGTGTGTTCTACAAAGAGTCGTAACACGGAGTATCCGTGGAAGCCTCGCACAAACTCGATCCAGATCTTGAAGATCCTCTTCTGGACACGTACACCGTCACGGGTGCACCCAGTCCCGAGGAGATGAAGAGTCGTCGCAATAATCACACTTTCTGGGCGGTATCTATAACCAGGCGGACAACCACCCGGTCACCGCGCTAAGAAAGAAATTCAGCAACAAGAGGGAACAAAGATATGGCTACTCCTGCTTCGTTCGTCGGCGTCGGGCAAGAAATCAAGTTCGGCTCCACCACTCTGCTCCACATCTCCGATGTTACCTATTCGGGTAACAAGGTTGACACCCCGGATACAACCGATGCGGCTGCTGCAAGCGGCTATCGCACGTTCATCCCCGCGTTGAAAGACGCTGGTGAGTGCACGGTGAAGGGCATCTGGTATCCCGGCGAGACTTCGAAAGAAGCTCTCGAGACCAACAAGGGTGTCGTCGCGGTTTGGGTGCACACGCTCCCGAACTCCCTCGGTCTCCTGACTTTCAACGGCATGATCACTGGCTTGGACGAGGCTGCACCGCTCGACAAGGCTGGCGAGTTCACGCTGAAGATCAAGATCAGCGGTCCGAAGGTCTACTCCGCCAGCTAATTCGGCCACGTTCCCTCGTGCTGAAACTGACCGGGCACTAAGTGTGCCTTGGAGAAGACTATGACTCTCGCGATCAACAGCCCAGTAACTCCGTACATCAACTTCGTCCTCAACTCTGAGGACCCCAACGGCAACCCTGTCGTCGAGAACTTCAAACTGGTCTATGACTACCGGGCCATCCGGCGTGCTGAGGAAGAACTCGGCATCGATCTGAAGGATTGGCAGCAGTGGAAACACATCAAGTCTTCGCAGACACCCGCGCTGGTGTATTGCGGCCTGATGAAGTTCCACCCCGACGTCACCAAGGAGCACATCGAAGAGACGCTCAACCCGGACGTCCAGGGACCTCTTCAACAGGCTCTGTTTGACATGTTCTTCCCTGGCGTGTCGGACAAGATCAAGGCGGCTCTTGCCGAACAAGGCAAGGGTGAATCAAAAAACGGGGACGCGGTCGGCTCCGCAGCCTAGAGAGCGAACCGCGCAGCTGGGAAGACTTCTGGGCAATCGCAGTCTATGACCTCGGTCTGACTGACGAACAGTTTTGGAACCTGACCCCGGCGCAGTTCAAGGCTCTGCGGAAGCGGCAAGAGGTGGCGTTCCGGTATCAGTGTTTCGCAACGTCGCTGGTCGCTGCCGACTATCGCAACGCGCATCGCCTGGAAAAGAGCGACAAGATTTGGACACCGTTTGACTATGTGCGCGATGAAAATCTCGAGACCGACGAGGAACGCAAAGCGGAGGAACTTGAGAACAACAAGGCGGCATTGGCTGCGGTCCTGAAGGAGTAACACATGAGCGTCTTGGTCGGCACCCTCGCGGTCGATGTTGTAAACGGCCAAGCCACGTTCACCCTGGACGAAGCACGGTCGCAGTTAGACCAGTTCGGTAATTCAGCCCAGCAAGCTGGCGAGAAGGCCAGTTACTCCATGATGGAGGCACGGCACTCCGTCATGCTGTTGGGCGAAGGTTTCGGCGTCCACCTACCGCGTGCCGTCAGTTCGTTCATCGCCAGCATCGGCCCGGTCGGTGCGGCTCTCGAAGCAGCGTTCCCATTCCTTGCCATCGCGGTTGGCGCGGCCATCCTCATCAAGCATCTCATCTCCCTTCGTGAAGAGGCGGAGAAGCTCGCCAAGGCTCAATCCGAGTTTGGCGTCACATCCAACAAAGTTCTAGGTGACCTGGACGACAAGCTATTGCAGGCGGGCATCCACGTGGATGAACTCGCGGGCAAGCACCTTGAGGCTCTCAAGAAGCAGCTTGAACTGATCGACCACGCATCCCTCAAAGACTTGATGACGCAGTTCGACGTGCTGTCCAAGGTATCGGAGGCGGTCTTCGCACAGCTGAAGACACACTGGTACAACTTTGGCTCCGGCTCGGAAGGCGCACGCCACTCCCTGGAAGAGTTCAAGGCGCAATACGACAAGCTGCTCTCCGAAGGCAAAGAGGACGAGGCCAACAAACTCCTGGAGGCCAAGGTGGCCCGCGAGGAGCACATCCTCGCTCTACAGAAGCAGGCTGCCGAAAGCCAGATGATCACGGGCAAGCAACAGGGCAACTATGCCAAGTATGAAGAGGCCATCGTTGAACTGCGCAAGCTGGGCGTGGGCATCACCGACAAGGAGATCGAAGGCGAGCAGGTTCTGGTTGACGCTCTGCATACACAGACCGAGGCACGCAAGAAGATTCAGGAACTGAAGAGCATCCAGACCACGGCTGCCGTCGAGACAACCGACAAGACCCTGGGCGCGGAAGAGGACAAGCGGATCAAGGAGCAGGCCAAGGAACAACAGGCGGCTATTGACCAGCAGGAGAAGGCTTGGCAGGACGCATACGACCACGCGGTCTCCGCTCTGCAAGAGAGCGAGAAACTGAAGATCGCTGCCACCAAAGAGGGCACGGCGGCTCGGGTGGCGGCCATCGATGCGGCCATCAAAGAGGAAGAGTCCAAGGGTCTCCAGGACACGGCATACTACAAGGGATTACTCGTGGAGCGGGTTCGCGCTGCTATGGCGGCGGCGGAAGCGGAGAAGAATGCCCGCAACGCGGCTCTCGCGGAGCAACTATCGGCTCAACTGGTCTACCTGTCTGGCGAGCGTGTCGCTGTCGAGGCGGCCCACCATCTTGGTCTCAGCACCGAGAAGCAGTATGCGGCTGACATCGAGAAGATCATGCGTGAGGAGTTCGAGGCCAAGAAGAAGTACCTCGAGACGCAGATCAGCACGCAGACCGACGACAGCAAGAAACTGATCCTCCAGAAGCAGCTGAACCAGGAGACGGCGAAGTATCAGCAGGAACTCTCCAAGATTGGCGTTGAGCTTCGGAAGAACGCGGCGTCATGGCACGACTTCTTCAGCAAGATGGAAGTCCAGACCAAGACCCTGGGCCGCGACATCCGGGTCAACCTACAGCAGAGCATCGAGCAGGTCACCAAGGGATTCGGCGACGGCGTCGCCAAGATGATCGTTGAGGGCAAGAGCCTGGGCGACGCGATGCGAAACGTAGCAATGCAGATCCTCGAGAGCATGATCTCAATGCTCGTCCAGTGGCTGGAGCAGTGGATCATCACACACCTGCTCGCCAAGGTCATCGGTGAGACCACCAACAAAGCAGGCGCGATGTCGGCAGCCGGGTTGGCTGGTGCCAACATGACAGCGTCCTGGGCGGCGGCTCCTTGGCCGATTGACGCGGCGGCTCCGGCTATGGGCGCGGCGGCTTTCGCTGCGGCAGCCTCATACGGCTCCTTTGCCGAGGGAGGCATCGTCGACCAGACGGGTATGGCAAAGGTTCACGAGAATGAGATGGTGCTCCCTGAGCCAATCTCTCGCGGTTTGCAGGACACTTTCGGGATGGCAGGCGGCACCGGAGGCGGTCCTGTGAGCAACTCGCACTCCTTCACCTATGCTCCTGTGATTCACGCTGTGGATCAACACGGCGTCGAGCGGATGCTCGTGAAGCACGCAGCGACATTTGACAAGCACCTGACGTCACGTGTCCGGAGGTTGAACAAGTAATGAGCTATCCAATCATGGCATCGTTGCCCTGGGCACTGCCTGGCTTCAAGAAGTCTCCGCAGTTCAACACCGTGGTCCAAAGACCAGCGGCGGGCCGTGGCCTCCGCACCATGGCGTTGATGGCCTATCCCACTTGGAATTTCGAACTGGATTTGAACTTCGCGATTGGTGATGAAACTCTCGCCAACACCGCCATCAACAATTTGCTGGGTCTCTACACAGCGACCTACGGCGGAGCCGGGTTCTTCCTGTTCTCCGATCCCAACGATCACACGTGCACGGACGTGCAGTTCGGAACTGGTGACGGCGCGACGACAGTCTTCCAGTTGCAGAGACAGATTGGCGGCGGCGGGTTCGACGTGATTCAGAATGTCCATGTGCTGACCAACATCAAGATCAACGGGACTCCCACGGGAGCCTACAGCATCGACAGCACGGGCGTCGTGACGTTCTCTTCGCCTCCGGCTGGGGCGGCAACGCTCACCTGGACTGGGACGTTCTACTACCTGTGTCGGTTTCAAGACGACACGCTGGGCGACCTGGCCCGCGATGCCTTCTACGTCTCGGGTGGCAACACCACGGGACTCTGGTCTGTGTCGAGCGTCAAGTTTGAGAGTGTGTTGATCTAATGAAAAGACTGATGCCCAGCGGTTTGATCACTTGGTTGCAGGCGAACCCGGCTGCTCTCAAGGCTGATCTGTTTCTCATCACGTTGCCCACTGGCACCCTGATGTATGCGACGGAAGGACAGTTTGACATCACCGTATCATTCGGAACACCGGGTTGGGACGGTGGCACGGTGGTCTTCAAGGCGATGACTTACGGGCGGTGGGCACGCGGGCCGATTACTTCCGAAGCGACTTTCGGCTGCAACGCCAACACGATGATGCTGACTTGCGTCCCGCTGCGAGACGTTGTGTATCCCGGTTTGACCATCGGCATCCTCAACGGAGCGTACCAGGGATTGTTTGACGCGGCCAAGGTGGAAGTCTTCACGGCATACATGCCTCTCGGCTCCTACGGCGACGTGAGCCACGGCATCGAGACGAAGTGGTTGGGCACCGTCACGAAGATCACGGATATCAACCGGGTGAAGGTCGAGTTTGAGTGCGCTGATCCCTTCTACCTGTTGAACATGAAAGTGCCGACGCGGCTCATCCAAAGCAACTGTCCTTGGGGATTCGCGGACAGCAACTGCAAACTTGTGGCGGCGACTTACACCCAGGCTTTCACGGCCAAGGCGGGCAGCGACAACCGGACATTGATCCCGGTCTCAGCCTTCTCACAGGCGACGGATTACTTCACGCAGGGTGTGGTCAAGTGCGTCACGGGAGCCAACGCTGGTCTCTCACAGACTGTCAAGTCTCATACGGGCGGCAACCTGTTGATGACGGCGGCTTGGATTCTGCCCATCGCGGCGGGCGATACCTTCACGGTCATCGCAGGCTGCAACAAGACTTTGACCGCATGCAAGACGCGCAAGACGGCGGCGGGAGCCTCCGTGGACAACTCCATTAATTTTGGCGGTATGCCGTACTGCCCTGTGCCGAATCGAGCATTCTAATGCCGCTGACCAACGAACAACGCGACGCGATCGTAGCAGAGACCAAGTCTTGGGCGGGCACACCCTACCGTGGCTGGTCCTGCCTGAAGGGATGCGGCGTGGACTGCGGACAGCTTCTGTATGGAATCTTCCGCGCCACTGGATACATCCCGGAGATCACTGATCTTCCGAAGGATTACAGCCTCCAGATTGCCCAACACCGGGCGTCCACGGAGTATGTCGATCTGGTCGCGACTTACATGCGTGAGATCCCTGAGTCCGAAGTTCAACCCGGCGATGTCGTGGTCTTCCGGCTCGGGTTCGCATACGCGCACGCGGGTGTCGTCATCTCTTGGCCTGAGTTCATCATCCACGCGATTGCGCGGCATGGCGTGACAGGCGCACATGGAAAGAACGAACCGATCTTCCGACACGCGGACAAGTTGTTCTTCACGTTGAAGGAAGAGTACACGCAAGGATTTGCCTCTGGTGGAATTGTTGAGAACACTTCGCCAAGGCTGGTGGGAGAGTAATGGGCATCTTTGGCGGTGGCAACTCACAGAAACCGACCCGGCTGAACGGAATCCAGATCACGCAATCTGTGCAGGGACTCCCTCTGCCTTGGGTTCTGGGCCGTGGTCGCGTTCAACAGTCGCTGCTGTACGAAGACAGCTTCTCTGCCAAGAAGATCACACAGGGCGGCAAGGGCGGCGGTAAGGGTGGAGCGCAATCCTACATCTACTCCGCTGACGTTATCGCTGGTCTATGTGAAGGAACCATCAAGGGTATCAACGATGTCTGGGCAGGCCAGAACTGGCTCAGCAACAACTCCTCGGTGGAGAACTATGTCATCGCAGGATCAGGCATCTACACACCGCTCAACTCCAGTGCCTTCGTCCTGGACGCGGGCGTGGGGATGCTCAACAACTATTCCGGCAGTCTGAGTGACGCGGGTGCTCCGGCTCCTACCGTCCTGAATGCCTCCAGCTATGCGCCGATGGTGCAAGTGGATTACGGCACCACGCTGACCACGGGCACTTACTCGGTGAACCCGGCGGACGGCTCCTATCACTTCGACGTCGCGCACGACGCGGGCAAGTCTGTCCAGTTGTCCTATTCCTTCCGGCTCCAGTTCATCCGTCAGCAGATGAATGCCACGATCCCGTCAGGCAAGACGGTCACAGTTGGAGGCACACTCCCGTTCAACAAGGATCTGGGTGTGCGTTACATCACAGGCTCAGGCGCGGCTCTCACCAAGGACGGCGGCTCTGGCTTCCCGGGCAGCGCGGGCCATTACACACAATCAGGCAGCGCACCTGCCACTTACAAGTTCGCGGCGGCGGATATCGCGGCGGAAGTTCAGATCACCTATCAACTCGAGGACGACGCGGTCGTAGGTCAGGATCAACCGACCACTCTCAACTTCACCCTCTTCAACGGTGCCCAGTCGCAGTCGATCTGGAGTTTCATGTCCAGCAAGCATCCCGAGCAAGCTCTGGGATACACGCGCACAGCATACGTGGGATACAACCCGATGGACTTGGGCGCAGGCGGACAGATTCAAGATGTGCTGTACGAAGTCACGACGACGGACAGCTATGGCTCGGGTGTCGTGGACTGCAACCCGGTTCAGTGCATCACACAGGTTCTGACGAACACGGTCTGCGGTCTCGGCTCAGGCATCACACCATTCCCGACCAGTGTCATCGACAACGGTCCTCTCGGCACCTGGGGCGGCCCAGCGGGTTCACCCGGCGCACACACGGTCAGCAACACAGCCTGGTCGTGGTTTGCAGCAAACGGATTCTTCATCTCGCCCGTGATCGACAGCCAGGTCTCGGCAGCCAGCCTCATCGCTGAGTGGATTGAGGCGGGCATGTGTGCCGCGTTCATGTCGGAAGGTCTCTTCAAACTGGTGCCCTACGGCGACACCTCCATGGTTGCGAATGGTCAGACCTGGGTGGCTCCGGCCAACTTCGTTGTTGCCCTGGATGACTCTTGCTTCCTCGGCAACCCCGGCGAAGACCCGGTCCAGATTTCGCGGGCCGCGTGGCAGGACGGATACAACGAGTGCCAGGTCAATTTCAACAATCGCGGCAATCAGTACTCGCCCGAACTGATCCAGGAGTTTGACCAGGCAGCCATTGATCGCTATGGTCTGCGTCTGGAAGACCCCAAATCTTGGGGATTCATCACGGAGTTGCCAGCGGCGGTCTTCGCGGCCAACATGCGCGTGAAGCGCGGTGTCAACATCCGCAACACTTACGTCTTCACGTTGCCCTTCAACTACTCCTATCTGGAGCCGATGGACCTCGTGACGATCACGACTTCCAGCATCTGGGCACAGGGATTGAACAACGTCAATCTGGGCATCAACACGTTGCCCGTCCGCATTCAGAAGATTGTGGATGACCCGGTTAACGGTCTCGAGATTACGGCTGAGGATTATCCCTGGGGCATCCACCAGCCCGTCGTCTACAACAAGGACGTCTCCACGGGCAATGTGGTGGCGAATGCCTATGCCATCCCGGGAACCTCAGAGGTTGTGTTGTTTGAAGCCTCTTCGCGCCTGACGGGATACTCGGGAAATGAAATTTGGATTGGCGCGTCTGGTCAGTCAGACAACTGGGGCAGTTGCAACGTCTGGGTATCTCAAGACGGCACCAAGTATCTAGAAGCAGGGTCTATCAAGACGCCAGCGCGGCTTGGAGCCTTGGACGCGACATTCGCATCCGGCTCTGATCCCGACACAACGCACTCCCTGGTTGTGGACATGGCAGTCAACAGCGTGGCTCTGGACGCGGGTACGACAACCGATGCGGACCTGGGCACGACGATGTGCTTCGTGGATGGGGAGATCATCTCCTACAGCGCGGTCACGGTTACAGGACAAGACCAGTACACGATGGGCACCTACATCCGTCGCGGTCAGATGGGTACAACGATTGCTTCACACCCGGCTGGCTCGCTGTTCATGCGGCTGGACGACTCGGTGTTCCGGTTCCAGTACGACCCGACATGGGTGGGCAAGACGATCTATTTCAAGTTCCAGAGCGTCAACTCCTTCGGGAACAACGCGGAGTCGCTGGACTCGCTCACGCCAACGACGTTCGTAATCCCAGGCGCGGGACCAGGAACAGTGGATGCTTCGAGCGGTTTGATCCTCGGAGTGACAGGACAATTCAACGTGGGTGCTGGTCCTCTGGGCTGGCCTTCGGCGGCACAGACATAAGGAGAACGATATGGCTTCAACACAAGCAGTAACAGACCAGTTCAAACAGGACATCTTGAACGGCGTCCACCAACCGGGCGACACGTACAAGATTGCTCTGTACAACCCTGGCACTCTGGACAAGACCACGACTGCCTACACCGCTACGGGCGAAGTGTCAGGCGCGGGATACAGCGCGGGCGGTACGGCTCTGTCTGGCTTCACGGTCGGTCTCAGCGGTGACATTGCTTACATCGACTTCACCGATCCTTCTTGGGCGGCGGCGACGATCACAGCGAGCACCGCGTTGATCTACAACTCCAGCCGGAGCAACAAGGCTCTCGCGGTATTCACTTTTGGCTCCACTTCTTCCACTGGTGACACGTTCACCGTGGTTCTGCCAGCACCGGGTGCCGCTGGATCAATCACGATTTCCTAAGAGGTTAGACTGTGGCAATCGCACTTGTACAAAGCAAAGCGGGCGGTCACGCGGGCGGCGCAACTCCGCGGACTTCTTCGGCTGTAGGCTTCACAGGCAACACGGTGGCAGGCAATCTGCTCATCTGTGTCTGCTACGCTGATGCCGACACCACGACCGGGCCAACTATCTCGGCTCCGGTTACGAGCGGATTCACCTGGACATTGGCGGCGAGTGCCACCTATGCCGATGCTGGTCTTCCTCAAGGCGGTCGCGTCTCGATCTATTACATCGAGAACGCTGCCCAGATGTTGTCATCTACGACCACAACCTTCACGGCATCAAAAACTGGGTCAACTTTCCTGGACGTCTCTTTCACTCTGTACGAGTTCTCTGGCATCGCTGCTTCGGCCTCCAAGGAGACGAGTACCACCACGAACAACCAGACAACAGGAACTGTTGCCACGGCCAACCTCACTACCGCAGCCGTAGATTTGATCTTCGTTGCCTCTGTCTCCGAGAGCGGCCCATCCAGCGCGGGTTCAGGATTCACACTTGGGCAAGCGGCTCCAACTTTCAGTGTTGGTAAGGCTCAATATGCGCTGAACGTTTCACCCGGCTCTATCGCCACAGCCTTCACTGGTTCAGGCAGCGAGTGGGGATGTGCGGCGGTGGCTTTCAAAGCCTCTGGCGTCAGCGTCTCTCTCACGGGCGTGACCGCAACGGCAACGGCGGGCACAATGGTTCCGAAGGGCAAGGCCACGGTCACCCTGACTGGGACGAGCGCGGCGAGCGCGGCGGGTACCGTCGTGATCTCGCTCTCCAACGGTCTGGATTATGGCAACGTGGTCAGTGGCAGCCACGTGAAACCTGCGGGCGTGAACGGCACATACTTCTATGCACGGTTCACCGGGTACATCATCCCTCCCGAGACTGGGCAGTACACCATCGGCGTCAACTCGTCTGATGGTGCCAACCTCTTTGTCGCGGGCCAGCCTGTCGTCCTGAACCTGAAGACGGCACAGTCCGCCAACGGCACGGCAGCTTACAAACAGAGCGGTACGATCCTCTTGACGGCGGGTGCCTACTACCCGATTGTGGTGGAGTGGCAGCACGGCACGGGAGCGAACTATGAGTTGCAACTCCTCTGGACTCCTCCAGCGTCTGCTATCGACATCATCCCACCTGCGTCCCTGTCAAATGTGAAAGGGACCGTCACGGGCAACATCGACGGAATCTGGTGGAATGGCACTCCTGACCTCTGGTATCCGACAGGCAACGCCAATGTGGACCCGAGCGGCCCGGGAGTCGTTGCCAAGGGCAGCACCCCGGCTTCACTGAGCACACCGTTCAAACTGGCAACGACGACCACTCAGACGACGATCACCACATCACCGTCCTGCTTCTTCACGCGGGCCGATGGCACCATGCACGTTTTGGGTTCGACCAGTCAAGCGGTCACCGGGTTGATCGCCAACAACACAGCTTACTATCTGCCATATTTCCACGAGTATGCGGGCACTCTAAACTTCGTGGTCGCCAGTGACATCACGATCCCCAACATCACGGGCATCACTACAGTGGCAGCTTCATCCCAGTGGATTCAGACAGCCAACTCTGCTTCAATCCCTCCGACGTTCTCGGTTGAACTCTGGTTCAAGGGCAGCGTGGCGGCCAACCAAGCTCTCTACAGCTTCAGCAACGTCCAGGGCACGTCTGCTCCGGCGTCCGTCGAAGTTCAAATTTACGTCAACTCGTCAGGTGAGGTCGTCTTCGGTCTGCACAACACCACCCCGGCTTGGAAGACGGTCACCACGGCGGGTGCCTCGGTACTTGACGGTGCATGGCACCACATCATCTGCACCTACGACCCGGCTGCCACCTCTGGCACAATGACCGTGTACGTGGACTCCGCCAAGACCAGCGACAACGTGACCTTCTGGCAGACGACCAGCGCGGGTACCGTGGCAACGACAGCCGGGTACTGGCACATCGGATTCGCGGCAGGATTCGCTGGTGCACCGCTGACCAGCAACACGTTCAACAGCTTCACGATCAGCCATGGCTCGGTCTTCAACACATGCTTGACCGTGGGACAGGTCGGTGCCCACTTCCAGGCTTATGTGAACGTCGGCAACGACTCGCCCAACTTCTACTATGACGCTGAGATCACCTACGATTCTGCTGCCACTTACTGGAAGATGACGGAGTCAGCGGGTGCCACGGTAGCAGACTCTATCGGCTCCAACACCGGAACCGCACAGGGATCACCGACCTTCAACCAGACTTCTCCTGTGGTCACGGTCCTGGGCAGTCCCCAGATTGCCTGGCCCTACGTGACCATCTTGGCTCTCCAGTTCCAATATCTACAGAAGCACACACCGCTGGGAACTCTCAGCGCGAAGAACGTCGCTGGCGGTACGGGCGGCGGCGGAGGTTCAGGCGGTTCGGGTGGAGGCGGCGGCGGCGGGCGTGGTGGATGCTTCACGGGCGACACGCTCGTCAAGACGCATCGCGGCAACATCGCAATCCGGGATGTTCATCCCGGCGACTTCTGTCTCACGGCCAAGGGCACATGGCGGCCCGTACTGGCTCGCATCGACCATGAAGCGGAACGTCGCATCATGCAGGAACTGCCCGAAGGCGCGATCACCTACAACCACGAGGTTCTGGCAGATGGTCGTTGGATGAAGGCGGGCGAGGTATTCAAGGAGACCGTTGAAGTTGAAGAGCCTGTTTACACCCTGTCAATGCTCACCTACGAGCCAGAGGAACTATGCCACTCACCCCGGACGGAGCACAGCTTCACGCTGGCGAGCGGCGTGGTTGTGACGAACATGGCGATGATTGTAAAGTAA